GACCTAAGTCACTATTATCTACTACATACTACATGTTATCCAAGTTGTCTGTAGCTTCGTCTGCAGATGTTTCTTCAGCAAATTGTATATTACTTGTAAATTTGCTTACAGCTTTAGCACCTGCTGATAGCTTATCAGCTAATCTATCAGCAAACTTATCTGCTAATACTGCTGATGCTTCTGCAACAGCATTTAACCTTGCTACATCTTTGTTAAAGCTTCCGGAATCCAATGTGAAGTTTCCATCCTTCTTCATTACCATGTTCATTTCATCTTCCATACCAATATAATTGGTGATGAATTGAATTTCCCCTTTAGGGCCTACTGAAGGATACTTCACAAAATTCGGAGAATTTTTGTACTCCTCAATTTCTTGAGCTGTTCCTACCACATTATAGATGTGGAAGATGTTTCCTTTCTTGCTTCTTGGAGAAGCTACATAAACTGCTTTCATGTTACTTGTTTTTAGTTGTTAATAAATTATTTTATTTTAAATTAAGGGTTGATAAGAAGAGGGAAAAAAGAAAACACAGAGTGCTTAACACTCTGTATTCTTAATACAACTTTCCAAGCACTGTAGGTTGAAAACCTTGCTTGAATAATACTAACTCATTGTTTGAGCTGATACATAAATCATCTGCTGTTAATCCTATGAGAACTTTATCACCATTCTTCTTGGTGATAACTTGTGCTTGTGCTATGTATTTATACCTACTGTATATTACTTCATTGGTTTCTTCAATGCTGTAAGCATAGCCACCTTTTACTTGTGTTATAAGTTTTGCTTGCATAATATTATTTTAATTAAGTTAAAGGTTGATCAAAGGAGGGAAAAAAGAAAACATTCCAGCCTAAGCTGGAATGTGTAATGAAGCTGTATGAATGTAAAGGCTGTCATAGCCTTTATCATTCTTATAAGCTTTAGCGCGGATCTTGTAGATTCCTGGTGAAGGAATCAACTTAGATACGCATGACTTAGTTATGTTATAAAAGCTATTTCCAGCTTTGATAACATAAATGAAGTCATATTTTTTGGATTGAAAAACTTGGACCACCAAGTTTTGAAAGTCAAAAGATTTAGTTTCCATGATAAAAGATTTTAAGATTTTATTATGCTTGCAGGGTTGATCATTTTTTCACTAGAAAAAATGTTATAATTATCTCACATATGCAATATGTGGTTGAGCAAGCATGGGGGGTGGGAGGCAAGTGGCAAAGGCCGGGGGTTTTTTAATAAGGGGGCCACCACCATCTCCTACATACAACATTTCCCAATACCCAAATCAAGTTACCAGGGGGTAAGTTACTACTTGGTAACATGGGCTGGGTAAATAAGCAACCCAAAAAATTTTTTAAAAAAATTATGTGATGTAGGAAAAGTTGTTACATTTGCATGTGTCGTTTGCTTTAGGCCTGTTTCCAATTTGCCTAATAATAGCCCAGGTGAGACACCTGGGTTTTTGCTTCTTTAGCTCAGTTGGTTAGAGCACTAGACTGTTAATCTGGGGGTCCTAAGTTCGAGCCTTAGAAGAAGCGCAAATCTCCACCCTGTAGATAGGATCTGCAGGCTCAGTGCCAGGAGGGCATACCGTAAGATCTGCTCGCTTACTCTCTGGCCTTCTCTGCACAGGAAAGCTGTCAAGTATAACTGTAGCAACCCCCAAGTAAGTTTCTCTGATCAAGAAGTACTGCTTGGGTTTTTTTATATCTTTGTGTTATCAAAAATTTTATTATGAGAAAGATAGATATGGGGAAATATATTCTCCTTGCTGGTAAAGATGCTACAGAGCCTTTTGATTATTACAACGTAGATGAGATGCACGGGTTAAACCGTAAAGATGCTCAGGCAGAAGAAGTAGATAAGACTGTTGGAAATGGTGTATACATTTATGGATGGACAAACTATGACCCAGCTGACAAGAAGCTTACTGCTAAAGCACCACATAAGCCGTTCTTATTTATCAATCTTGGTACGTTTAGCAGATACTCCCTTACAGAAAAAGCAACAGCTGTTATGCATGAAACTATGCACATGGCTATATTGTTGAACAACTGGAACATTAAGGATAAGGAAGAAGAAGCTATTGGGTTTGCTGAAGAGGAGGCTAATAAGATTATTGAGAAGTTAGGCTTTGCTAAAAAAGAACAACCTAAAAAGAATTTCTTTAGTAAATGAAAGTATATTTTGATCATATCTCAGGGTTTGGTAAAGTAAGTGATTTGGAAGTTATAGTTAACTGTGCTTATGGTATACTAGATCCTGATGAATCTCCTGTAGATGCATTGAAGGAAGGATGGATTCCTTGGCAAGATAAATGGTACAATGAACGTAGTACTAGAATAAATTTAGCTGAGTATAAACCAACCAAAACTACAAAGAAGTTATCTAAAAGAATTATGGTGCAAGCAGGAAATGTTACTGCTGATGTAGAAAATTATACTGAGTTGTATGAGAAGTACTGTGCACACCATGGGTTTAAAAGAGATATCAAGTTAGAATCATTTAAACATTGTTCTGTGATAGAGTATCATACTGATAAACTTGTTGGTATTAGTTTATACAAACAATTTGATACACAGTTTGTAGCTTATCAGTTTATATGGGATTATGCAGATCCTAAACTTTCACTGGGTACAGTAGCTCAGATGATAGAGTGTGAAACAGCCAAACTTTTAAATTGTGAGTATGTGTATTTATTAGGTGGATATGAGCAGTGCTGTAAATACAAAGCTAACTATACTGGGTTTGAATTTTGGACAGGTAAGGAATGGTCTAAAGATATAGAGTTGTATAATGGTTTAGTAGACAGGGATGAAAAAATAAAAATTACAAATTATGATGTATGAACCAACAAACAGGATAGAGGTGATTACACCTAAAGGTTCTGGTGTAATATGGATTATCACCGATTATGGGCATGAATCAGATACTGTTTATACAGTAATATTAAATAATACAGGAGAAATGTGGCAATATACTCATAAAGATATCCGTGTTAAAAACAATATTACATTTGGAAGAGATGTTAAGTAAATAATTTTTTATATTTGTTGTACCAACAAACTAGTATGAGTAAGAGTAAGAGTAACAGTAAGAGTAAGGATCCTATTACCCTTTTGGAAATCATTTCAAATAATGATAATACCTTTGAGATTAAGATGAGACAGGTTGATCAGAAATCTGTTCCTGTTCTGGTAGGCTTATTAGAGAAGGCAAAGTTTGAGTTATTATACTCTGACTTTGATGACACTGAAGAAGAACTTGATGATCTTCCAATAAATTTTAGTTCCAATAAATATGATGCGTAATGATTAAGAAGTTTATTAAAAAACCTGAGTATGTTCAAGCACTTGAATATATTGAGAATGACAGAGAGACTGTATTTGAATTATGTGGTGGTAAAGCAGAGTTTATTATACCATCTAATACTGGTCAGTTAACTTTATTTGTTCACTGTCCTTTAGGACCAAAGAAAGTAAGTCCTGGGGATTACATAGTGAAAGATGAGGTTGGTAATTTTGAGAGATATGCTCCGGGTGAGTTTCAAGAAAAATATTTTAGTGTAACCAAACATGATGTACAATGAGTAAAACAAGTAACAAACAAAAGATTGAAGTCTTAAAAGGATGGCTTCATAATTTAGTAATCGTTAAATCTAAAAAGTAATGAGTGAAACAGTAGTACAAATTCCAGAAGGAGTGGTAGGATTAAATGAAACAAAGGTGCTTTCATTTGGTGAACAGTTAGTAGGTATAGAGTTTAATCCAAGTAATGATGCTGGGGTAGCTAAAGTAAAAGAATTATGTGCTGAGTTGGCAAACATTCTTAAAGATAGTTACACCAATGATACATCTAAGGGGCCTATTAAGAGCTTGCTATTTGATCATGCTGTAGGAGAGTTAGTAAGTGCCCAGATGGCAATAGTAAAAGTAGTAACGTTTAAATAAAAAACAATGAAACAATTATTTGGAAAAAGAATCTTGATCAATGTACCAGAGATTGAGAAAGCAGTGATAGAGTTATCACCAGCACAAGAAGCAGAGCGCGAAAAAGAAGCTATCAAAAAATGGACAGAGCTTGAGGTATTTGCCGTGGGTGATGAAGTAGAGAAAGTTCAAGTGGGAGACAAAGTATATGTACAGACATATGCATTGGAAGGAGCTGAGAAAATCATGCTTGATGAGAAAATGAAATTATTAGTGAAAGAGTTTGACATTGCATTTAAATACTAAGTATGGTAGACTACGAACAATATATGATTAACACAAGAAACCAAATGTTGAAGGAAAGAATGAAAGAAGCAAACATTCCTACAGTAGGTGCCGTATATGCACCAAACCAAGGTAAAGAAACATTACTATGTGAAAAGTTAGAAGCTATCAGACCTGCACATTATGGTGGGGCTGAAAACCCATATGAGGTGTTTAACGTGCTTGAAGCTTGGAAACTTGACAAAGACTTTTATCTTGGTAATGTTATTAAGTATATTGCGCGTGCTGGTAAGAAAGATCCTGCAAAAGAAAAAGAAGATTTACAAAAAGCTTTAGTATATTTGCGGAGAAGAATTGATAGTTTATGAAATATGCAATCTATACATTAACATTACTTTTATTATTTGTAATGTTTCAAGCACAAGACAAGATACGGAAACCTAGATTTAACCGTATGTATAATGTATGGCAAGAAGATGAGGAAGCTATCAAGATAGCAAATGGTATATTAGTGTTGATGTTAGCTATTGCATTTCTGTTAGGATTATTTATGTAATAAGATTATTTGTTTATATTAAGCCTTTGGTAATTATTCCAAAGGCTTTTTTTTATGCAAATTTTTTTGTATATTATTATGTAACATTTAAAATTTAGAAATCATGCCACAACAATTTATTCCTCAATCTCCAGATGAGTTTTTAACTTCAGAAAGTCAAATGTCTTTAATAAAATTTGGACACATTAACTTTTTACTAAATCAAGTAAACAACAATGTTTATGCAAATAATGCAGCAGCATTAGTAGGTGGTTTAAAAAAAGGAGATTTTTATAGAACAACAACTGGTCAAGTATTCATAGTAATCTAATTTACCATGAGTTTAGAATTAACACAAGAAGAAAAATTAAAATCAGTTGATGCAGCACATGACAGTGTGTTATTAATCAACCAGTTAAATGCAAAAGGTAAATTAACTGATTATGAAACAGATACATTATCAAGTAATGTAGAACACATAAAGATTATGTTAGCCAAAGACTGGTTTGTTGAAATTTTAACACCTGCACAAAAAACTGAGTTAGAAAGTTTAGTATAAGTTTAAATTTATTATATTTACAAATTGTAATTATAAACCAAAAAAAGTTAAACTATGAACTCAACAAATGCAGTTAAAATTATTGAGCAAGCATTGAATGCAGCAACAGTAAAAGGTGTATACACACTAACAGACACTAATCAAATCTTGTTAGCATTAAATGTAATACATGGGTTAGTACCTAAAGAAGAATCTGTTTTAGATGTTGTAACTGAATAGTCTTTGCTTGACTCCTTTTAAACCCTGGATTACTTCTGGGGTTTTTTGTTTTTGTCAATTTTTTTATTTATATTAATACATATAGTCTAAATATTTTTGATATGTCAATAGGAAATTTAAAAGATACTGGTAATTTAGGTAATAACTTTCCCTATCAATATAAAGTATTACAAGGTTTACAAGGTATTATTGATACTATTGCTGGTGGAGGAAGTAGTAATGTAACAATTATTAATCCGCTTGGTCAAAATGTTATGGCTAATAGTTTACCAGTTGTTCTTGCTTCAAATCAAACTGGTGCAGCAAGAACTCCAGGTTTTATAAGAACAACTTCATCAGGGACAATTGGTGTTATAACTTATAGTGTATCTGTTTCAAATGTGGGATCAAATAATGGAACTTTTTTAGGTGTTACTATTAAACCGGGAGAAACTCTTAATTTTAATGCTGATGCCATAAATAATTATTATACAAGTGGTACATTTGCTTATAATGGTACAGGGACAGAGTTAATAATAATTTATAATTCTTAATATAATGAGTTCTCAGATAAATATAACAAATAGATTATCTGTTCAAGATGAAGGTGTTACAGTAACAACTAATGCTAAAAACCTTAATTTTGTCGGTGCAGGTGTTACTGCTACATCAGTAAATGAAGATGTAACAGTAACTATTACTGACGGGGGTGTTACCAGTGTTGGTTTATCAATGCCTTCTGCATTTACAGTAACTAATTCACCAATTATTACATCTGGTACAATAGGTGTAACTGGGGCTGGAACAACAGCTCAATATATTAGAGGAGACGGTAGTCTTGCTAATTTTCCAAATTCAACAGGTGGTGGTTCATCAGTTAGTTATTACCTTAATGGTAGTATATCTCAAGGTATATTTGGTGGAGATACTTATTATCAAATGAGTAAAACACCAATACTTGGAGCAGGTACTAATTTTATAAGAACAAATGGTTCAGGTGATGGTTATATTGCATCATTTATAACTGATGTAGGAGATCCTGGTCAATTAAATATACCCGGGGGTAATTGGAATTTAGAGATTTATTTTAATTCATCTGCATCAGGTGGTACACCTAGTTTTTATGTTGAACTTTATAAAGTAAGTATAACCAATGTTTTTACACTTATTGCAAGTGATTCTCTCAATCCTGAAGGTATTACAAATGGTACAGTTATTGACCAATACTATACTGCAATTCCTGTACCACAAACTTCATTACTTATTACTGATAGATTAGCAGTTAGAATATATGTAATTACAGGTGGAAGAACTATTACATTACATACAGAAAACGGAAATCTTTGTCAGATAATTACAACATTTACAACTGGTTTAACAGCTTTAAATGGATTAACAGCTCAAGTTCAAAACTTAGCAGTAGGTACTACAGGTACAGATTTTGGAATAAGTTCGGTTGGAACAACTCACACATTTAATTTACCTACAGCTTCAGCTACTAATAGAGGTGCTTTAAGTTCAGCTAATTGGACAACTTTTAATAATAAAGTAGATGGTTCAGGTACAGTAGATAGAGTAACAAAATGGACTGGTACTTCTACTATTGGTAATGGAACTCTTTATGATAACGGTTCACAACTTAGTAATAATGGTAGTTATGTATCAGGTACTGTTTTAAGTATTACATCTGGTTTTACAAATACAAATGGTATAAATGTTTTTGCCGGTGGTTCTGCGATAGTAGGTAGTACTTTTGCAGATAACAGTACAGCAATTGCTGGTTATGCTACTGAGGGTATTGGTGTATTAGGTTCATCAATAGGACCTGGTTCAGGTTTTAGTAGTAACAATACTGGTGTAAAAGGTATTGCTACATATACTGATTTGCCAGCAACAGGTATACAAATAGGTGGTAGATTTGAAGCATCGGGTGGTGCAAGTAATTATGCAGTATTATTAAAAGATGGTACAGAAGGTGTAGGTAAGTTTTTAAAATCAGTCACAAGTTCTGGTGGTGCTAACTGGGCAACGTTAACAGTATCAGACACAGGATTAACATTAAATACTACTGGTACAACTGGTCCAGCAACATTAGTTGGTAATACATTGAGTATACCTCAACATACAGAAGCTGTTGCATTTTCACCTCAAGATGTATCATCTGCTGATACTGCACCAACTGCAGCATCCACTCAGTATTATTATCAAACAATAAGTACTGTTACAGGAACTATATCTAAAGTAAAACTCTGGGGTTTTTCCGGATCGGATTTGGTTAGGTTTGGTATTTACAGAGGAACTTTAGGTGGAACAATGACATTGATAGGTCAAGGATCTTTAACTTGTGGAATTGGTCCAAATGAAATATCACTTACAGCTGAAGTAGGACAAAACTTAAAATTAGTTGTTGGAGAAAATCTTGTTGTAGGTTACTATGCTGATGGAACCAGCTGGCGAACAATATATGATACAGGGATTGCTGATGCAGTATTTGGAATAACTAACACAGCAAATATAACAACCATGCCGGCAACACCAACTGGTACAGCTACAGGAATTAGATTTGCATGTACATTATACTCATAAAATTAAAAACTGAACATACAAAAATCAGTTTATTTTTAATTAAAAATAAAGACAATGTCAATAGGGAACTTAAAAGATACAGGAAATCAGGGAAATAATTATCCGTATCAAATGAAAACATTATTGGGTCTTCAGCAAATAGCTGATAATATTTCTAATATTGCTCCTCCTGGTGGTGCTGCTACAGAAACAACTCTATTAATAGTTGAAGCATTTGTGGAAACTATTAAGAAGAATTCTATTTCTAAAATTGGAAGGATTCAAGGCTCAGCTAACTATAATAGAGTTTTAGCATATAATGGTGATAATGATGTTACAAGTGTTACTCATTCAGGAACTACTGAATATGGTATAGAAACTATTATAGAAACTTTTACATATGATGTAAATGGTAATGTAACACAAATACAATATTCATAATTATGTCAAATAGAAATAACGGAATAAAAAATAAATACAATCCTGTATCTGGTGAATTTGACTTAGTAAATTCAATACCAGATATAAGTTATGTACATACTCAATCTACTCCGGAAACAGTTTGGGTTGTTCAACATAATCTAAATACTAAATGTTCAGTGCAAGTAGTAGATGAAGATAAAAATGAAATCATTGCACAAATTGACTGGATAAATAACAATACTGTAAACATAACATTTAATATTCCAGTTTCTGGATATGTTTATTGCAATTGATAAAATAAAACATTATATTATATTATAACTTAACTTAATTTAAAACAAACAAAAAATGGCAGAAAAAAAGTTTTTTGTAGACATTAATCTACAAGGTAGTGCATTAACAAATGCAAAAATTGGAACTAACACGGGTATTGGTTCTACGGAAGGTGCTTTTGGATATGATTCAGCAGCACATAGATTACAATATTTTGATGGTACAGCTACTAAAGAAGTTGCTAACTTATCAGATATTGCTGCAGTAACAGGTGGTTTGATCTTCCAAGGTGGATATGATCCAACAACA